AACCCCTCCTTCTTATTTTTACTGTTTATATATACAGTAGTTTTAAAGAGGATACAGATCAATGCGGCAGCGCCTATTGATAATTACGGCTGAAGATCCGGTTGTTCGTCCGAATTGGCTGCCGCCTCAGCCTCCAGCCGCTCCTCCTCGGCTTTCACGCGCGCCGCTTCCTCTTCTTCCAGCCTTCTGGCCTCGTCGCGCTCGGCCTGAATGCGCGCCGCCTCTCCCAGCTTTATGTTGTAAATACTGTCAGCAGGCATCTCAACACGAACAGAAACGAACTGATCTGCAGGTATGTCGATAGGGTCTCCTTCGGCAAAACCTTCGCGTTCGTTGCGGGCGAATGCCGGGGCCCCCGGGTGAGTGCGATGATAGGTTTTGACCAGTACAGAGCCGTCAGCATTCACTTCATAGTCAAGCCATACCAGCGGCTGTCTGTTGCGGTCTTTCGGGATGTCAAAGCCGCCATCTATACCACCCCACTCAGCATCGGCGTTCAGGCCCATGCAGCCGCTCACCAGATACTCGCCAATACCCAGGCGCGTTACGACACACCCCTCTGATTCGTCATTGGTCTGCGCGGTGCCATCATGGAAGATCTGCACGATAGGCGACGCGGCTTTTAGCGTGCCGTCCGCCGCTTTAGTTGTATTTGTGGTCGAGTAAAGCTCGCAAAGCTTCCCTGAAACTGTCCCGTCCGAGGAAAGCAGGCGCAGGTACATTCTGGGAGCGGTCGCAAGAATGGTGGGGATGACCACCTGATACACGGTATTGGCATCAAATGGGACAAGAAGCACAGAGGCATTATCATCAATTCCACCCAGCTTCATTTTGGAGATATAGAAGCCAGACCCCAGTCGCGATTCCTGGTTGATCGTCGTTAACGCGGTAGAGCCAAGCCCGAATGACCCAACGGAGGTGATGCGGCCGGAAGTCTGATCGTTGAGGCTGGTCTGTAGCGTGATGCCGATGTTAGATCGAGCCTGGGTCGGATTGCTGGCCCCGGTACCGCCATTTGCAACCGGGATTACTGTTGAAGAGTCGCTGTTAAAGCTTTGGGTAATCGTCCAGGTTCTACTTCCTTTTGCACCAGTACCAACAGCGATATATTCAGCGCGATTACCATTTGCCGCAGCATTGGACACGACGCGAAGAACAAGCCTGCTGGCCTGGTTAGTAATACATTCCATCACAACGTTTGCCGTTGCTCCGATTGATATTCCAGACGGTGGATTAACCCAATTGCCAACCGTTGTTAACCATTTTTGACCTGTAACCATATCGGCCTGTTGCCAGTCGAATGGATCTTTTGGGGTCACGTTAGAGAGACCAATCCCCAGCACCGCCATTGCATCAGCACCAACTAACCGCCAGCCGTTGGCGTCACCGCCAGAGTACCAGCTTACAGAGGTCCATCCGGTTGCTGCGTTTGGCGCGCCGTATCGCTCATAAGTTCCAACGGCGGTAAACAGTGTCTGGTGCAGACCCATGATCGTCCCACCAGCGCGACGCATTGACATAATGATCGCGTTATTCTGTCCCGCTGTTAGTCCAACAGGGCTATCTGTGCGCGTCCCGGATAATACGTAAGTCTGGTTTTGCGCAAAATATGTAGCATCAGAAAGCGTTGTGACTGAGGCCGGAAGAACTGTATTTGAGCTTAATCCGCCAATCTCGATCCAGTCAGACCATGAAGGACTCGCAGCATTCCAGGCAGCGGCAAGCCAGCGCACAAATAACCGCCCGCCATCAGTCGTGTACCGCTGGGTGCAGTTATTACGGCCACCAGCGAACACCTCCAGCACGCCGCGCTCTGCCGCCGGGTATCCGTTCGCAAGGTCAGCAGCGGTCACACTCACGCTGGACTGTCCCCACGCCCCCGTATAAGCGGAGGTCGGTCCGAAGTTGTTCAGGTTTGAGCTGGCCGGGATGCCGCCACGCCATTGCAATGCCGAATTTGTTAATCCAGCAATCTTCGTCCATGACGGACCAGTTACCGGACGCCCCGCAGGTGTTCCGTCAGGGAGCGTAACAGTAATATCACCCGTGCCAGTGTAGAAAGCCTGCCAGTTCGCGTTCTCCTGCAACACCCGGCGCACCGATTCGGCAGTTTGCGCGGCCAGAGCAGCAGTAATGCGGTTGAGCGTCAGCTGCGGCACTGCAACCCAGGCCAACCCGGAAGTTGTCGGCCCGGTGAATGGATCTGTCAGCGTAAGAGCGGTGTTACTCGTCACGGTGTCAACAAACAGCGTGAAGAAAATACCCCCGACTGTTGCGGTAATAACGTCACCCGATTTCAGATCGGAGGTGAATGTAGTGCCGGTACCAACAACTGCAGTAGAGCCGTTAGTAAGCTTGATTGTGCCTGCGGACATATTTGCTCCATAAAAAAACCCAGCCGGAGCTGGGTCCTGTATTCGAATAAAGTTGAGGGAGAGGATTACTGTTCTGGCTTAATCGTATGCGGCGGTATTAATGGCGGTGATCGTCCTGCCCGTATTGGTGCCACCTGCGCCACTACCCTGGCCGATCTCGTTCGCCTGTGCGTTAATTCTCGTTGTGCTGCCGTTGAACATTGCACCGGTGTAACCCGTAACGCTGATAATGACAGGCTGGCCCTGAACGGTAACCTGATACAAGGCAGAGCCAAGGATCGTAGGGGCGACGGCATAAGAACCGTTCAGCGTCTGATCGATGTTAATGCCCCCGCCAGCACCGACCGTCCCGATTGTCACAAGATCGCTAAGTACCCGGCTTTCATTCGTCAGCACCAGCTTTCCTTGTGCATCCCACACCGCCATGCCCCAGGTGGGCTTTGTTTGCGGGAAGATGGCAAACACGTAAACGGTCAGCGTGTGCGCGTAACCGTTCGGACTCCCGGACCCGGCCCGTATAACCCCGCCGACGCGAGTGGCAGAAACGGTGGCGTAGTTGGATGTCTTGCAAAAAACTATCGCCGGATAGCCCGGGTCAATCGGAATATCAACGTTTGCTACCTGAGCAGCGCCGGAAGCCGACGAGCCAACCTCAACCCGCTGATACAGGCAAAACGGCGTTGATTGCGGAGTGACAAAGGGGTTTCCATTTTCCAGAGAGATCATTGCACCGTAAGCCATTACGCCTTCTCCATAAACACGACAAGCTCACACTGAGACGCGGCATAGTTGCCGATCCCTATGGCTGACGCTGGCGATACGGTGATGGTGTTCCCGGATGCCTCAATGTGACGGCCAACAGTCGTGCCGCCAGCATCAAGCGATATTGCAAAGCCAACTTTCATCCCCGCGGGCACCGTATAAGACCAGCTACCGGAAGTTTGCCCGGAAACCAGCGGGATAGTTCCAAGCACCGAAACAGGCTTGATCCCGTAGTTGTTTGGACGCCCTGCGGCGTCCCATGTCTGAACCCCAAATGCCATCAGAATACCCCGTCGAGATAACCGATCTGGACCCGCAAAACGCCGTTTGCGTCCTTCACCGAAATTTTCTGGTTGGTCTGTCGCATCGACCCTTGCCCCGCCACCGAACCGTTGTTTTCGAAAGATCCCCCTTTATCCAGTCGCCAGCCAACCGAGCCGGAAACGTAGTTGTTTGACTGGATATAGCCTGCAATCATGGCATTTGTGATCGTTCCCTCCTGGATGAAGGCGCTGTTCAGGAAGACCTGGCCACCAACAACAGCAAACGGTGAATACTGAGAGCCGCCCTGCCCGGACAGCATCACGAACTGATCGGCGTTGATGGCCACGCGACTGACAATACTGGAGCCACTGGCAATCGTAGCGATGGACAGGCCCGCGTCATAATACTGCCCGTTGTAATTCACCCCGGCGCGTAACGTGTAAATCGCGCTGGCGCTGGTTGCGTCAACCACCGATGTCATTTTCTGGTTAATCGCCGCCTGCTGGTTATCAAACTTTGCCGTCACCTGCTGCTGGTATTGTGCAAAAGCCTGGTCGGCGCTGGCCTGCGCCTGCTGAATGGTGGTGATGCTGCTGTTCACCCCCTTGAAGTCTGCCGCCACAGTAAGCTGATATTCAGCAAAAGCTTTATCAGCCGTCGCCTGCGCAGTTTTAACCTCATAAATCTCTGCTGCATTATCGGCAAACTGAACAGCAACCAGCTCCTGGAACTGCGCAAACGCCTGGTTAGCATCGGCAATCAGGATCTGCGCATTTGAGATTTCCGCATACGCTGAGCCGAACTGCTGGAAGGTAATAGTCGCCCCTTGAATGCCAGCCAGGGTGTTATGCAGGATTCCTGCAATGTTAAAGTCGATTTGCTCCGTTAATGCTTTACCATCCTCTGCGCTCAGCACTTCGTCTTTAATGGCATCCAGGTAATCGCTGGCCTGATCGCTCGACATTCCGCGCACCCAGTCGGTGTAACCCGATTCGTTACCCGTCCGATCAACCAGCTGCGCGCGATACCAGAATATCTGACCCGCCCTGAGCCCCATCTGCTGATATCTGTGCTGAGGATATGGCACATCGGCCAGCAACAACGCATTATCCGCGCTGCCGGTCGGGCTGTACTGGATTTCAGTTTTCAGCGTATCGTCCGTATTGGCCGGGAATCCCCAGTTCAGCTCAATCCCGAAAAGAACGTTGTCAGAGGCTGCAAATCCCACTGGCTTTGGCGGATTGCCCACTTTGCCTGTCAGCGTTTTCTCTGCTGAATAGCCCCATCCGGAGGAAATTTCGGCTGAGTTAATGGCGCGCACGCGCACCAGGTAGCGCCCGGCATAAATCCCCGGTACGTCGAAAGACGTGGTGGAACTGCGCGGCACGTTGACCCAGTTCCCGTCGTTGCGTCGCCACTGGGCTTCATAGGCGATGGCGTTCTGCGCCTGGTCCCAGCTCACGCGCATGGTTTCGACACTGATATTCTGCTGCACCACCGAGAAAGAGCTGATCACGACGTTAGCCGGCGGCGACTGGTTCCCCGGCGGTATGACACTCACCGGGCGCTGGTCGATGATGGCTCCCGTATCGATGCGGGCATACTTATCCGGATCGTGAGCCGCGCCAGTAACGGTAAACGTCCCGTCGTTATTGTCGCTGATGCTGATCACCCGGTACTGCTGGGCATACAGCTCGTCGGATTCCGCCACCCAGACGCTTTCAGCCTGCGGCGTTTCGCTGTAGGCGGTGCTGACCGTTACTGCTTTTCCGTTCACAGCCTGGATTGTACGGGCCTGCGATGCGCCTGACGGAAGGTTGAGAATAAGGCGGTGACCAGCTTTTGCATCCGGCGCGCGGTCCAGGGTGATCACCCGTCCATTCACTGAACTGATGCGCCCGCCGGTGACCTTACCGGACAGCATTTCATCGGCCACGGCGATGATGTACCCGGGTTGAGGAATGTTGCCATCCAGACCAACATCAAACGAAACGACGCGATCCTTGTTATTGGTGAGAATACCCCAGCGGCCCTTACGGTTCGCCTCAGATTGCCGGGTACAGCCGATTGCCGTCATTTCCAGCTGGTTAAACCCGTAGCGCGCCACCAGCGCCTGCTCGAATACAGGTTCCATCGCGTCAGCGTAGGCATTAGCCGGATCTGACCAGGACACCAGCGCCGTGGTATATCGCGTTTTGGTGGTGCTGCTGGAGTAGGTAAAGCGGCCGTCAATCACGTTAGCGCGGGTATAGCTGTAATCCACGTCGCGCGGCATGTCCGCCAGGGCAACTATCTGATCGCCGCCCCAGTAGGTCATACCCCGGAATATGGCTGCAAAATCCCGGAGAACGGTGTAGGCGTCGTTCCGGTCCTGAATGTATACGTTGCAGATGTAACGCGGCTCGGTCCCGCTGCCGCCCTTACCGTCCGGCACCAGTTGATCGCAATACTGGGCCACCTGGTACAGCGTCCATTTGTCGATATTTGCCGCGGTGAGCCGGTGACCCAGGCCAAACCGGTCAGAAACCACCAGATCGTAAAAAATCCACGCCGGGTTATCGGTCCACGCCCACTTAAACGCGCCCTGCCAGGTGCCAGTGTAGGTGCGGGTTTCCGGGTTGTAGGTGTCAGGTACGCGGATGACACGCCCACGCGGCTCGCAGGAGATTTGCGGTATAGAGCCGTTGAACTGGCTTGAGTCGAATTCGATATACAGCAGCGCGGTGTTCGGATAACGCAGTTTGGCGTCAATCACCTCGGTGAAGCTCTGCAGCGTCATCGTGTCGCCGATCTTTGCGCTGTTTGCATCAGCGGTAAGTTTGCGCAGGCGAATGGTCCAGCTGCTGCCAGCCTGAGGGAGATCGATACGGTGGCTGCGCTCATAACCGGATGTCGTTTTACCGGTCACGCTGGTATTCAGCACCGTCTGCCATGCGCCGCCGTCGGTCTGCAGGTCAATCGCGTAGTTAACCGAGTTCCCGACCAGATCACCGTCATTCTCCTGTTTGAAGAGCGAGGGCCATTTCAGGCGCAGACGAACCGCTGAGAGCTGGGTATTGGTAAACGAGCGCGTCCAGGCGGTGGCGCTTGATACTACGGTACCCACACTGATTTCGTTTTCAGTCCCGGGTATGCCCTGAATGTATTTCTGCGCCTGAGTACCCGGACGAAACTCCCAGGTCACACCGCTGAAGTTTTGCGAGCCGTCAGCGTTCTCAAGCGCTGTGCCATCGAGATAAATGTTTTTGCCGGTGAGCTGGCCAGAAAATTCTCCCTCTCCCAGTGCTATCAGGATTTTGGCCTTCGCTACAGACTGGAGATCGTCTGGCTGCTCGGTGGGAGTACGGGAACTCGAGCCGCCGCCCTTGCGGCCCCTGATCGCGGTTGCGTTTGCCATATTGCGCCCATAAAAAAAGCCACCCTGAGGTGGCCTGAATGAAAGGTTATTTTTACTGCTGATCTTCGACGTAAATTCCGGCAGAAATAATCGCCCCGCCAATTCGCCGGCGGCCATAAAGCAGCGGCACCGGATAACCCTGTGCAGCGGTGTTAGTTACGCCGCCGAATGCATAAGAGGCCCGGTTATCAGCATCCTGTTTACTGGCCAGTCCTGTAGGTTGAGGGGAAAGCATTTGTACTACTCCTCCGAGCATCATCGCCCCACCCATCCATGCCATTTTTACGCCCGCAGCAGATAATGTTCCTGCAGAAAAATAAGAGATCGCAACACCAACCACCACCAATACAGCACCTAATATTGTTTGGAGAGCGCCGGCTTTTTTACTACCTATAATCACAGGAACTATGCGGATGACCTCCCCTGTTACGGGAAACCCAAGGTCATCGATACCAATGTTCTTTTTCCCTTTGAACACTGCATATGTTAGGCCTCTGCGTTGACTGGTAATCATGAATTTTTCGAAGCCATCAATTGTAGCTGCTAATGATTTAGCGGCTTCCTCTACTCTGGTAATTAAGCGCTGATGATTTTTACCGAAGGTTTTACCTAAAATACCACCAAGTTCAATTTCAGTAAGAACTTCATCCATAGAATGCACCATAGTAAAAACCCGCCGAAGCGGGTATTATTAATTGAGAGTTGTTGGCCTTATATCCATATTCCCATCGCCGTCAGTAAATACTCGCACGGCCTTTGTTTCGTTAGCCTTGATGGTCATGTATCTTTCTTGTCTTTGGCCTGAGTAATTGCAAAGACCTTTACCCTCAAGATTTGTGCCAACAGCCCACTCACCTTCCGGCAGGTTGAAATTTACTTTTTCTTTAGTATCTAATTTAGCAACGCGTTCGCCATTAATATAAATAGTTGCATAACATCCACCACCAACCATTCCTTGGTCACGCACAACTATCAATTTACCGCTATTTTTTATTTCTGGTTGGAATTTATAAATGCGCTCTGAAGGCGCAGATATTGCTGCACTAGGCGGAACTACTGTAGTAGCACATCCAGATAGGAAAATAACCAAAGTTCCCAACAACACTTTATTCATATGCTCGCTCCTTAGAAATTGTCTAAAGATTATCATAGAGACTTATAACGAAGAACTTTCATCGTTCTTTCCTGCCAGTAACCTCCATACGGCACGCGCTGGCTCAGATGTCCATACAGGTGGTGAAGCAGCATATTGCCTTCGAGCAGGATACCTGCGTGATTCCACTTATTAGCCTGAACCTGCATGATCACCATATCACCAGGCTGCGGTGCGCCGGCGAACTCACGGAAGCCGCACTCGTACCAGCATTCCTGATAGAAGTTATCCGTGTACTCGTCCTCCCACCAGGGATATTCCACTCGGTAGTCATGCAACTCGATCCCGAGCGTCTGCCGGAAATAACTCATCACCAGGCCCCAGCAGTCGTACACGCCCAGGACGAAAGGTCGCTCAATGAGTGGGATCTCTCCCCGGGGCATGATGGTACGTAAGTCACCTTCTGGCCAGCTGACGATGTGCCAGGGCAGCCCGTTCAGATCACATTGGGCTTTATCCGTTTCGCTCGGCTGGGTAGTTGCGTCGGGGTGGCTGTGAACAATGGCTGTCACCGTCCCCCAATCTTCGGCGGCGGCGTAGTCTTCCGGGCAAAGGACAAAGTTGTCCTCTGGGTTCGCAGCCAGATTACGGCAGGGAAAATAACGCTCTACCCGGCTCTTCTGCGCTACTACGCCGCAGCACTCGCGTGGATACTCCTCAGCTGCGTGCGCCATGATAGCCGTGACGATCTTTTTACGCATGCTAACTCCTGATCAATGACGTACCCGGGAACCCGCCGAAGGAGAGCTCGCTATTTTCCCCGAACCGAAGCTTGCAGGCGGACAGAGTGCCGTTACATTCGTCCAGAGAAGGATCGCTGACCGGTTTGTTGTTTTTGTCGAAATAGCGCGTGCCGGCGTAATCGCAGCCATCACCAGTGCGGTATTTATTACGAATGCACCAGGTGCACAGGGAATGGAGCTGGCGCGTCGGTATCATCAGCCCCTGCAGATCCATCGGACTGGAAAGCGTGAACTCAACCACCTCGTTGGTTTCACTGCTTTTTGCATCGATATAGAAAACCTTCAGCTTTTCCTGTGTCGGATCGGCCGTGGCATTGCCATCAGTGAAGTTTTTCGCATCCAAATAGTGCGCAAGGGTGTCATGGATCGTCACTTTTGCCTGCAGCATATCGTCATATGCCAGGCACAGGGCTGTAATAGAACTGTCCAGGTTAGCGACCGATAACTTAGGCTTGGAGTTTCCACCACTGGTGGATGCCTCAATACCGGAGATCTTGCAGGGCCACGCTGTATATTCCTTGCCCTGCCACCAGATGGATTTGGCGGGTAATTTTGCCTCATTCCCACCCGCCGCCTCAATTTCCGCTGGTGTGTGTGCGATATTGTGAGAATGAAAGCGCATGACGTCTGAGACGCCAAACGCGGTACCGTCGACTTCAAAGAGACGGACTTCATTACCAGGTTCCAGCTTCTGATAATCGTTATTAAGACTCATGGTGCAAAGGCCTGTTCAAAGGTGGCAGAGATATACATTACGGTTTTCCCCTTCACTACTTTCTGCAGGCTGTCAGCTTCAACGCGCCAAAGTGCGAGTTCTCCGAACGGGGGCTGAAAGGAAAATGACTTCGTCTTGTGACGCCTGAGGAAAGCGTAAATCTGCAGCCCTTTATCCGGTTTTCCCGTAAAGGCATATTCATAGGTCAACGTCTCGTCATTGATCCCCGATCCACTAACCTGGGTATACCCGTCACCAAACTGGGCTTTCCGGATAGAGTCTTTACTTTTGGTGGTCGGCTGACTGGCAGATTGTATGGACCAGGGGAATTTTTCGATAGCCATTAGCGCCTCCCATTATTAAGATTCCAGATGATTCCACCCGGTTCGCTTTCCCGGGCGATCCCTTCTCTGATGGAGCGGTCAACTACCTGCTGGTAAGCCCTCGCGGCTGCGCCATTATTTGACTGGCTTGCCTCTGAGCCCTGCTGAGGTGAGGTAACTGTCACAGGGGCATAAACACTCACCCCCAGAGGCGTGGCTATGCCCTTACCTCCTCCGACAAGACCGCCACTGGCATATCCGCGCATCAGGCTGTACAGGTTTCCTACGCCGATCCGGCTGGTAGCCTCTTTGGTGAAGACAAATTCCCCCCGATGGACAACACCGGCAGGTTCATTTTTACCGCCGTAACCCGTAAACCCACCAGCAGCAAAACCCAAAGCTGCAGATGCAGAGTCAACCACACCAACCATGGCCTGCTTAATAAGGATCTGCGTCATCATCGACAGAATGGATTTTGTGAAATCTGACCATTTACCTTTACCAGTCGTAAGCATATCGGCCATGTTCTGGCTGATACCATCAAACGTGGCGGCAGCCAGTGATTTAACCTGCCCGTAGGCATCGTCAGCGGAGTCAACATAATCAGCCCAGGCCGTTTTGGCACCAGCCTGCCAGTTCTGGCGAAGGGTGTCTTGCTCACCATAATAATTCCTGAGCGCGTTCAGCTCGTTCTGGTACTGCTGATCGCCCTCATTACCCCCGGCATTTTTCCAGCCCTGAAGCAGCTGCGCTTCCTCAAGGCGACGCTGGGTTTGCCGGCTGCTCATACCGGCACTTTCAGCCAGCGCCCGTGTTTTCTCGCTCATCTGAGTGACATACTTCTGGGATGTGTCCTGCAGGCGATTAAGACGTTCCTGGGTGACAATCTGATCGCCCAGCCTGGCATTGATTTCCGCCTGGGCGAGCACCTTGTCCTTGCTGGCGAGGAGGGACTTTTCATCATCAGTTAAGTTGCGGGTTTTGGCGGCCTGCTCAAGAACTGTAAATCTGGCCTGCTCTTTCCACAGCTGCTGGCGTTGCTGGCTAATCTTGTCGTTGATTTCAGAGTGCTGGCGTAAAACCTCCAGTTGAGTTTGCAACTCCAGAGTCTGGGCACTGGTATTGTCAGTAAGTTTCGCTCCGCCCGGTGTCCTGATTTTCGTGGGCTTCTTAAGCGAGTCCTCATATTCCTTTTTCGCCGCGGCCAGATTGATGTTGTAATCAGCCTGGAGGATCCGGCCCTCTTTCAACGCTTTGTTCAGTTCGCTCTGACGAGCGGTGTACTTCTCCAGAGCCGTCTGCGTTTTACCGTAATTCGCCTGGGCCTGTTGCGCGTATTTGAGGCGATCGGCTTCCAGACCTGCCTCACGACTGGCGCTATCCTGGGCGAGTTGAGAATTACGGGCCTGTTGCTGCGCCATATCCAGCGCCTGGCGGGCGGTCTCACGGTCGTTCCAGAAGCGGGCGCGCGCGTCATCGTTGACATAACGATCACCCTTTCGCAAATTCCAGATGTCATCCGCACGCTTGAAAGCCGCCTCGGCCTTACTCAGCATTTCCTGAGAGGTATCAGGCCTGCCAATATCCAGCGCCGC